AAGTATCATATGTAATATGACAGATGATATCGCCCTGATATCCTTTATCACGGATAGTATCCGCTGCCTTTTCTAATTCAGAAAGAATATTCTGTTCAGTCAATGCAGTTGTTAGGATGTTTGCTGATTTCTTTGCTGTAACATCAGAAACAACCTTAGAAATACGGTAAGCATCGACTTCAGGGGCAACATGTAAACGCTGGAATTCTCCCATGACAGTGCCAGCAGATGCAACGAAATTGGTTTCGTTCACATCCATTGCATCAAGAAGGAACTTTCTTCCACGGTCCTGTGTCATTTTGAATGTTTCATATTCAAGAGTGACAGCACCCTGTTTATATCCTTCATCTCTGTTATAGTCACCTAAGCCCACTAATGACATCTTAGGGATTTTTACCTCTGCACCACCGTCATACTTAATCTGTCCGGCATTGGCATCCATCCATGATGTAAGAGTGAGATGCTCCATCTGTTTATCTAATTCAGTCTGAAAAATAGTTGAATACTGTAATGTGTTAATTGCCATGTTCTATACCTCTTTTCTAAAATTTAAGTGCATTCGCGAATGCCTTTCTTGCATTCTCTTCTTCAGCAGTCAATACATTGTTTCTTGCCTTGTCTAAGGGTGCTTTCCCTTTTAATCGTTCATCAACAGACTGCTGAACTGCTCCCTTGAATGCTTTAGAGAGTCTTTTGACAGATTCATTTACGGAATCAGCATCAGTGTAGTCAATGAAATCAGCCATGTCTGCTGGAACTCCTGCAGCATTAAGCTGTTCCTTGGCAACTGCAGTCAGTTCTCTACGAGTAATTGCTGCTTCTCTATTGTCAAGATCTTCTTTTCTCTTGTCTTCCTCATACTGCTTCTTTTCATCATCTGTCATCTTTTGAAGCCTTTCGGCTTCCGTATGATCCTTATCCCACTTCTTTCTTGCACGGGCAAGTCTCTTCTGGACAATTCTGTCCACATCGTCTTCTGTGAGGGTTGTTACTTTGGCTTTATCATCTTCCGGTTCACCTGACTGCGCATTATCGGGATTCCCTTCGTCGCCATTATCTTCTTCCCCTTCTTCCGCAAAAAGCTGAAGATTCAAAGGCATCATATTCTTAATGTATTCCATACTTTAATTCCTCCGTTTATAGTCCGTATGACTGTTATATCCATGCACCTTTTAATGTCATATGCACGTTATGGACAGACAGAAAAAAAGAAGAACATCTAAACGCTCTTCTGTCTGCTTCTGTATTTCATCAGTGCTTTAGGTTTTCTTTCCTTGGGAGGCGGACAGTACTCTTCATATGTCTCGTGTGAGAGTTTTCCGCATATCATGCACATATATGTCACCTTCTTGACAATGACGTGCCTACGGCTGTCAAAATGACTTTTACAGTCATACTCGAAGTACTGATGATGATGTGGTTTCAATCCTTCAGCCATATGGTTCTCCTTTCTTGAAATTGGGCAAAATAAAAACCGACTAGATATAGTCGGCTTATACGAACGGTAGTATGTCTTTCAAGTCTTTCATAAATCTCTTGGCTTTTTCAATAGTTGAATTATCAGTAAGGTATTCTATGCCTTTTGGTGTAATCTCACATTTATCAAGGTTGTATATATCTATGTTTTCATCTATATCCTGGTCAATTACTATCCCACTGATATATCCATCATTCAACAGATTCACAATGACATAAGTCCAGTACTTTCTGTTGATCTGCAGATATTTACTGTCATGTCTTATGAGTGATGCATCAATATCCTTCCCTTGCTTTAGCTGCATATACAGGTAGGATAGAATCTGATAAACAATTACATGATAATCATCTCTTGCCATATTTCATTATTCCTTTTTATTCATTTCGTCTCTAAAGGCATCTTCATAATCAAGTTTGCCTGAATTAAGTACAAAATCTCTATCACGCTTCATTTCATCCAATTCTTCCTGTGTTTCAACGTGCACCCCTACAACAATCCTGTCTATGTTCTCATAAGTATGATAAAACATATAGTTTACTCCATCGTTAAGTGTAGGATATAATTCTGCTTCTATAGTTGCTAAAGCTAATGAAACACGCAAAGCAAACATCGGGTCACCTTGAAAAGAAGGCCCTAAGTCATCAAGATGGAACATCCCTCGTGATTGATCCCCGGTTTCATAATCCGTCCTAAAGTCATGTTTAAAATCAGAATATTCGCTCATTTTTTCACCCTCTTTTTAATATTGTTTAATGCATCGGTTTTGTAATTTCTATAATCCCATAATTTGTTATTTTTCCCAGATACAACATTTATTTTGATGTTTGCATCTATAACTTCTTTCTTGTTTACAAGTTCATTATAAACTGAATCACAGCTAAAACACATGCTTTTTTGAGATAAGATGAAAATTTCTTGATTTTTTAATTCTCCTTTTAAAATTTTGTCATAAATATATTCAAAAAACTTATATTCTGTATCGACATCTCTAGAATATTCGCCCTCGTGTCCCTTATATGGAACTGTTTTTAAATGAGGCGTCAATCTGGCATTATCAGGCGATAAAATTAATTTTGATTTTTCTCCTTTATAATTCAAATAATTAGAGTCAGATACTTTTGAAATTTGGCTTGAAGCAATATATATATCATCACCAATTTTCATTGAAGCAACATTTCCTCTTCCTGCTTTGGTTGTCATATATTCGTCTTTTGCAGTAAGGGCTTCTTTATCTAGTTCTAGAATCGTTTCAGCATCGACTTTACCATAGTCTGTTTTATAACGATTCACTGTCCTGAATTTATACTTTAAATCATTCCACTGGATCTTATTGCCATATTTTACTTCCTGAAACTTTTCTAATGAACCAGGAACTAACTTGCTTCCAAGAACATTGCAGTAATTTTGGTACTGAATCTTATCTCTAGAATAATTCTTAGCTGACTTCTCAGCAGTATTAATTGCTTCAGCACCATGCTTTTCAACCATTCTTTTATGCCATTCTTTATAAGTCTCATCTGCTGGAACCTTCATTCTTTCACCTGTGACAGGGTCTCTAGCAAATCTTTCTAGATTATGCATAGTTTCATCGTCAAGATTCATAATAGTTGTAGAACGGCACCATGGGTGCATTGGAGGGGCGTTTACACCTATCTTCTTATCATTCACCCTGTATACACTTCCGTCTCTCTCACGGCAAATTTGGGACGTTCTAAGGTCTAGTGTTGCAACAAATCTATACTCCTCTATGCCATAATCCTTGTAAGCCTGGAAGTGCGCCTCATTGTGAATGTATGATGATTCGGTTCTCACAAGTTTTCTAGCTTTATTTCTGCCTGATAAGAACTGTTCGTTGATTGAGTCGGTCATTTCCTTCTCTGTCTTTCCTGTGAGGGCTCCTATCATGAGTTCCTCTTTTAATGAATCAGCGACCTTCTGAGTATTGTTCCATACTCTTTCGGAATAGTTCTGACCTGACCATTTCTTTTTCAGAATGGTTTCAAGAGCACCTTCATCAATAGGGCCTGTCTGAAGATCTAGACCACTCATTCTTGCAGCTTCATATACTGCATGGTGATAACTGCTTTCATAGACCTGTCGCATTGTCTTCCCTATGGCATCTCTTTCCTTGGATGCAATGGCATTAATCAGCTTATTAATTGACTTGTTAATATCATCAAGCCTCTTCATACGGTTCTTGTATGCTGGGGCTTCCAATTCTGCTAGTACCTCTCTTTTTTGGGCGCCTGTCTTATTCTTGTATGCTTCAAGCAGTTTTTCGAAATTTCTGCTGTCAGCCTCTGAAAGAAGATTAATAGCCTCGTCTCTTGTCAGATGATGTTTTGAAGCGAATCTATTGAATATTCCCTCAATCTGTTTGGCAGTGTAGATTGCAGCCTTGCTATAGATTACGCTCAACTCTTTGGCGCAGTCCTCAGCCAACTGCATATCCTTGTACATGTTCCTTGCTTCTCGCATCTCCCAGTACTTTATGTTTTTGATGTTAGTCATAACAGAGCACTATTATTCCTTGTCTTTGTCATCATCATTATTACCATCTTCCTTGTGATCATCTGTTTCTTCTTCATCTTCTGGAGGAGTATTCTGATTTTCGGTATCAAATAACTGCTTCTGTGTTTCAAGTGCTTCCTGTTTTTCTTTCTTGACTTCTTTCATTTCATCATCAACATTTGAAACAAAGTCAAGAAGTGCAAGAAGTGTCTTAGTTGATACAACACCTTTAAGATTCGCAATAATCTGTGATAATTCAAGACGGTTCTGTGGTAATCCTCTTGTAAATACAGGCTCAATCATTGACTGATCAGCAGCAATCGCCTTTAGATTGAGGTAAGTACAGAACATTCTTATACGCTTTTTAAGCCCTTTCTTGTAATATCTCTCTTTTGTCTTGGTGAGGGTCTCAAGGGCTAGAAGCTTATATTGAATGGCAATGCCTGAACTGTTGCCAGCAAAGTTTTCATCTGTCAGATTAGGAACGTGAGAAAGTGAATAGATATCTTCCTTTATTGAACGCTTGAGTGTTTCCACCGCATTCTCGTCAAATGTTCTAGTCAGATATTCAGAGCGTGCATCACTAGGAAGTTCCATAACTCCATTCTTACGGATAGCCTGGAGCGCTTTTGTTGCTTCTTCATCGTCATCACCTAAAAGAGCGCCATAGACAACAAGCACTGCGTCAATGAACTGCTCCTTATCGTTGATTCTGTCAGAGCATAATGTATTGTATGCATCAATCAGAGAAATCTGCTGTTCATAGTCTCCAATGCAGTCCATGTTGTTTCTATATTCAATGATAGGGTCCTCACCTAAGAAATGTTGGTAAGGCTCACCTAGTTCTGAAAACTCGCCTTTTTCGAATTCCTCATTGCATGTGATTCCGATTCTTGTGACATAGTTCTCACTTGTAACTGTCGCAATGATATTGAACCTGTCAGTAGAATCATCTTTTTCAATCGAATAATAAACGCTGAATAGTTCATGCTGCTCAATTGAGGCATCAAAAACCTTGAACGTTGACAATGGGTCAAGTGTCTTGGTCATCAGCTTGCTTTCATGCTCACATAAGTAAACATACTCATAAGCGACACCAGCACGTGACATATTGATAGCATTACATGAATCTGTATCATCTGTTTCAGCATCAACAAATGCACCTGTAAGCTTGTCAATATTGCCGTCTTCTGTATTCTTCTTGAATGTGATAGGGTTTGAAAGAAAATAGCCTGTTGCTGTATCTGATATATCTTTAGCGTGGTTTACCATGATCTTATTATTCGGCTGGTTCTTGAACTTCTTTTTCCTGTTCATGATGGCATGCTTACCAAAGTAATAGCCGACATTCTTCAATATCTCAGGAGCACGAATACTATAATGCTTACTAATGAGACGAAGGATCATGCTTCTGTCTATGTTTGTCTCGTCGAATTTTTCTCGTGGAATCGTGAAAGTATAATACATCTTTTAAAATCTCCTCTTTCCTGCTCTTGCCTTCTTCATAAGGATTTCATTTTCTATAGCATATCTAACCGCATCTATAGTGTGGTTGTTTCTGTCGGGGAAGTCCCCTCTAAGGTTGCCGTCTCTATCCATTTCAATTTCATAGTCATTGAATTCACGTGCAGCATTGGGGCATCTAACAGGATCTATAATTATCTTGTCCAAGTCCTGGAGGAACTTTATTCCGTTGTCTACACTGTCAGCGCCTTTCTTTGCGCCGATGATATTAAGACCTAATAGTTTGAACTCGTTAATGGTTCTTGGTTCAGCTGAATCGGCAGTGACTAATTTATTAAGTGGGTTAATCTCTTTTATGAGTTTCACGGCCTTGGCATTTGATAGTCTAGTTCCATATACTTCACCAAAAATAAAAAGACGCCTGCGCGTCTTGTCATAGTTTGCTTTGACATATGCTAATGGGTCACCAGCATAACCAAAGTCCAATCCGTTTTTTAATCTATCGAATACCTGTATTTCCTCGTCGGTTATCTCACGTATATCAAGGTTTGTGAAAACCTCACTACCTGTACCGGTTACCTCTCCCAAATAGTCATGCTTATACTTATCAGGCTTTGTCTCCTTCATGTGGTTGGCTTCAATTAGAAACTGCTCCCCAAGCCACTGAGGTGGTGCCTGTAAGTAAGTTGTGTGAGAGACATATGTATCATCCCTTTTTACTAGAACTTGCCTATTGCACCAATTACGTTGTGATTCAGGAGGGTTGAAAGAATAAAAGACACAATACTCATGTCCACCACGTAAAAGAGACTGATTGATATTGGTTATCTTGTCATAGGTCTCAAATTCGTCACATTCTTCATACCATACGTATTTAACATAGCCGACAAACACCTTGATAGATTTCAACTTCTTAGGATTGTCAGCACCTTTGAATATTATCTGTTGTCCTGTCGGTCTGTATGTCATCTGTAACTTAGATTCAGGTATGTCCCAATCTTCTTCAGCCTTCAGCATGAATATGCCCCACTTAATCTGTTCATAGACTGAACCCCTTAAAGTGTCCTTTACACGTCTGATAACAACGGCATTACTCATTACACCACGCTTCGCATCTCTCATAATCCCTAAAGGAATCTCTGTGCCAATGAAAGAAGATTTTAAGGAACCACGCCCACCCTTAAGCCAGTAATGTGTATATGCATTAGTCTTAACGTATTTATGAAGATCATAGAACGCTGGGCCTATAATGTCAGAAAGCTTTGCTTTATTCGATGTCATCTATAATTACTATCTGTCCATTTGACTTGATGTCAAGACTGCTACCAGGCTTGTTACCGCTCAAGTCTCTAATGAATTCCGCCGCCTTAGTATCGCCCTTCATTGCCTTCTGAACCTGTTTAATGAGTATTGCATCCTGTACAGTCACATTCTTGCCATTCAATGCAGCAAAGTTCTTGATTGTGTCTACATCGGCTATCTTACCTGATTTAAGAGACATGGAAAGAAGCGATGCAAGATTATCTTTCATTGCCTTCTTTTCTCTTCTTGCCTTGACAGATGCAAGTCCGCCTTTTCGGCCGTTCTCTCTTCTTTCTTCTGGTGTCATGTTTGCGAACTCACTTTTTGCCATTGCTATCACCTGCCTTTATTACTATCGCTTATTTTTTTACCTTGCTATACTTATAGCCGAATTTCTTAGCATGCTTAGTAAGCCATTTATCTACTGCATCATCATATGATTTACCTTTCATTCGTGCATTTCTGATTGCTCTAGAAAACTCATTAGGCTTGAAATGAGAACCTTTTTCAAATTTATAGTAATAATTCTTCTTGCTTGGAGAAGCAATAATACCATTTGCATTACGGTCAGATGCTGCATTTAATAAATCTGTATCAGAGAAATGGCCACCACTAGGATGATTATGAACGATGATTGTTTTTCTATTTCTTGATGTATTGGTACCTTTTCCCCAAACGGAATGCTTGTTTCCTTCGTTGTATTGATGGATAAATCCCTGGTCATCAACTTCAACAGACCACTCATGATCTGAATTTTGATGTTCTTTATTGAAATACGCTATAGCATCTTCCGGACTTTTAGTTTTAATTTTTGTGTTCATTTTAGCAGGGAGCAAGGTCTTTTGACCTTCCCAACTTGTTTTAGCATGTCCAAATTTAAACGTTTTATTCGATGTATCACTAGACGCACCTCTTCCACCTTTCAATTCAATTGAAGGAAGATGCTCCATCTTATCAATAATCTCTCTTACTTTTGCACCATTAACGCTATAATCCAGCGCTTCATCAACACTCTTAAATCTGATTAATTCATCTGTTCTTTCGTGCCATATTTCAATAGGCTTTCTATACATCCACACACCTTCACACAATTGAAAAAAATTAACTCGATTAAACTCAAACCTAAATTGATTCAGTCTCATTTATCGTTTATCTCCTTTCGTTAATTTCATTTTTTCTGTCACATGATTGTCATAGTATTTTACATTAGCGCCCTTGAAGTCATAGCCAATGTCACCACCATAGACAAGTACATTCTTAGGCTTCAGCCTCTTCATGGCTTCGTCCATGCCCTGTGTCCATATCTTTGTGGCTTCCTTGCTGCGCTTAACTCCAATAGTAGAAACTGAAATTGTACTGTTAGAAGGAATACCATCAAAACAAAAAGTAAATGTTTCTGGTTCAGCCCATGATACAGTGGGAATCACTCTAAGCCCTCTATCCTGATAGATCTGACCGATTAAACGGCTTCTGTATACATTCCATATCTTCATGGCCATAGGCATATCCATGTAAAGAGAAAAGTCAGGAGTAAGAATACAGTCAAACTGTGCCAGCTTATCAACATACATCTGAGGAGATGCCCAAATTCTTTCAAATTGGTAGTCATCAATATAGAAGTGAACACCTGATTCATATCTATCAGAATTCAATACATAATTGAAGCCAACAAGATCATCCGGAACATAGTCAATTCTTTCAAGTGTAGGCATCTGATAGAATCCTATTGCTCTAAGTTCATCATATTCATCAAGGTTATATGCGTTTCCTGTTCTTTCTCTTTCATTAACCTTTTCAGAATCGTCTTCCTCAGGTTCTTCAAAATCAATTGACTCAAACCCAAACGAATCCATGTCTATATTGATAATGTCATCAAGTTCACCGCTTAGGATTTCAAAATCCCATTCAGCTCTCTCTGATACCTTGTTATCTGCTAGTCTAAAAGCCTTAATCTGCTCGTCTGAGAGGTCATCGGCTACTATGCATGGAACTGTCTCAAGCCCTAGCTTTAGCGCTGCTTTAAACCTTGTATGACCGCATACGATGATATTATTCTTATCAACAACTATAGGAACCTTAAAACCAAACTCCTTGATGCTGTTCATCACCATTGGAACGGCTTCATCATTCCTTCTAGGATTACGACTATAAGGAATTAGATCAGCAACAGGCTTCTGCGTTATCTTGATGTCATTCATCTGTTATTCTCCTTCCTGGTAAAATAAAAAGGCACTTATACAAGCGCCTTGAAATCATAGTTCCCTATCAAACTATTTCCACATGTTATATGTTAGCACCTTTATATTACTAATGCGTTTTGATTTCATGACTTTTCTATACTTTCTGTTACATTTTTATCATTTATAACTTCAGATAATTCGATGATACCAGAGCAAAGGAAGTGTCTTACTGTTCCTACTGAATACTGCATCAAGTCGGCTATATCATAATCACTCATTAGTTCGACATACTTATAAAACAATGCGTCACGATGATTCATGTTGTCTAGTTTCTCAATATCCTCACGAATAAGAGACATCTGAGCAATATACTTATCCTTCATCATGATGTAATCGTTCTGAGTCTTAGGTTCTGAATACGAACCGCTCGGACTGTCATCATATCTGATTGATTTAACATTAATCATCTTGTTATTGATGTACTCCACTCGATTGCGCATATTCCTATAGCTTTTAAGATAGTTTCTTGTCTCTTCTGGCGTCATCTGATTACCTCCTTATTCAAAAATGAAAAATAAATAAATCACTATCACCAGTACGAATAAAATAAAAAACAAAAATTAACCTCCTTTCTGGAGAAGAAGAAAACAGTCCTTTACTCTTCCCATTGGTTTTCAATTTGTGTCTTCTCTTCTCCCAGCAACATCATAACTTTATAGTTGGATAGCAAAATTAGCGCTTCATACTCTTATTCTTTGCAAAAGAAGGTGAATGAGATTGAAGCAAAGCCATGACACTGCTGTTGTTTGTTGGTTTTAGAATAGAAAAATATGTTAGGGCATCGAATCCATGAGAGGATCTTGCTTTTAGAAAAGAATCTATTAAGTATGAGGGGTCCTAATAAATTTTCTTGATAGTATATAAAATCTAATAAAGAACTCAATGCCCTGTTTGATTATCTGATGAACTTCTTTTGAATCTCTTCAAGAACCGTGTAGCAACTCTTTCGCTGCACTCTGTCATTGATTCTTATTCTTGATGTAACAATGCTTATAATTCTATCACTGAAGCTTGTATGATTAATGACTGCAATAATATCATCAGCATCAATCGGCATTCCCTTGTATTCAAGTTCCCCTTCTTCCTTTTTAGGAACAAACGTTGAAAGCCAGTCAAGTCTTGCTTTTGCTAGACTCATAGTGCTGTACTCTTCCTTGTGGATCATCTTCTTCTTGTAATAGAAAACGATTGCACACAGTCCTCCTTCTGGCCATCTAGGAGGCAACTGAAATTCAAAGGTGCATTTATCTAAATTGATGATACTGAACGTTCTGCGCATTCTTATCATGTCATTCTCGCTCATAGGCGCTCTAAAGTAGTCCCATACTTCAACTAATCTAGCCACTTCTATACCTCCCTGATTGTCTCATGATAACGATATTCAAATAATTTCTTCTTGATTTTATAGACAGGAGTTCTGAGACCTTTGACGTCTTCTATGACCTTTTCATCATCTCTGTAATATACGAAGTCGGCCACGTATGTGATTGGTCTTCTTTTCCTCTTCTTTCCATCAATTACAATTTCAAATGACGGTATAAGTTCAAATTGAACCTGAAGAGACAGGTCCCTAATGCTTCCCATCTCTTCAAGTTTCTTGAGTTCTGTATATCTCTTTGCTTCTTTTCGGCTATCAAAGACAATGCCGTCAACAACTGCCTTCTTAGCCTTGTATTTATTCTTGATCATTAGAATTGAATGTCATCCTCTTCCATAACCAATCCTTCATCCTCGAACTGCTGAAGTGGTTCATTATGCACATAACTGTTTGTTTGTGCTTGTGGTGCAGTAGCTGTATTACTATCTCTCTTTGTATTAATAAACTGTACAGAGTCAGCAATCACCTCAGTGACATATACCTTCTGACCTTGATTGTTCTCATAGTTTCTTGTCTGAATGCGACCATCAACAGAAACAAGTGAGCCTTTAGAACAGTAGCGCTCTGTGTTTTCTGCAATCCTGCCCCAACAAACACAATTGATGAAATCAGCTTCCTGATCATCACTCTTGAAGTTTCTTTCTACTGCTAGATTGAAAGAAGTAACAGCCTTCCCACTCCCTGTTCTTCTTAGTTCAGGGTCTCTTGTAAGTCTTCCGACTAATGCGACACGGTTAAGCATTAATAGTGTTCCTCCTTGTCTTTTCTTGTCATAAGTTATTATTCTCCTTATCTTCTTCTATGCCATTCGCAACGACCGACACAATAACGAAAACTGCAATTGCAATCACAGATACCACAATAAGAACGCCAACAATCAGCATAACGATAGCAAACACAGAAAATACATTTTCTAATACCTGCAATAAAAACATCTATATCACTCCTATCTGATAAACAAGTAAATCATTAGCACTAGTGTAGCAACATAAGCTGCTACTAGGATAAAGAAATCCCTGTTAGCCTTTTTGCAGCTTTTAATGAGTTTATTGTTAAACTCCTGAAGATCATCCATCTTTTTTGAGTCTTCATGATAGATGCACAATATAGTTTTGTTTGCTTTTTCATAACTTTCGCATCTATCTTCTAAATCTTCATTTTCAGCCTTTAAATCTTCTAGTTCTTCTTTCAAATATGAATACTCTTCTTCTAGCTTCTTATATTCAGCATCCTTTTCTTCTACAATTTCCTGGACCTGTTCCGATGTATATCTAGTCATATTTACTTGTCTCCTTTCAATTTAAAGTCTTTGATATATCTATCATGATTATGTTGTCTTATATATGATTGCAAATCCCAGTCATTGAAATTGCCTCCCCAAACCCAATAACTTTTCCATAAAATATAAGACTCTGAACATACTTCGCGCCATCTCAATTCGTTTAAATAATCATCGAAACGTAATACCTTAATTTTTTTTACAAAAAAGTCATCACCTAACTTTAACGTTAGAACTTTTAAATCTTTACTTAAGTATTCAGTTTCCCAGTTACCATCATCTTTTAAAAACTGTTCAATTTCTTCATAATTCTTTAGCATGATTATTTAACCCACTCCTTTTTAGTCCATCGGCCCATTGTGGTTTCTGCCTCAATGAGAATATGAGGTTCTGATGCTTCTTCTACAATGCCGACATTAGATACGATTGCATTTCCGTATGTTTTTTTACCTTTCGTATATTCTTCTGACAAACATACAAAGGACTTGGTGCCTCGAAAAGTCACAGCATCAATTTCAAGATCATCTATCTTTAGAATGATAGGAATTTTTCCTTTGATATTAGTTAATAATTCATTCACTCTCACCATCTATCACCTCGCAGTTATTAAGCATCTCTTGAATTGATGTAGGCTTTTCATCAGCCCACTGAATGAATTGGAATAATTTTTTGAATAGGGGTAATTCAATATAAACGTCACAACAATCCCATGCGATATTTAATTTTTCAGGTTCGGACTGGAAAGTGCAAAGTTCACAATCTTCATCTCTTGTGATGTATTTATAACCTTCTTTTTTTGCCCATTTTAAAATCTCGTACTCAAGTCTGCTCAGTTTAATAGGCTCTTTATATTCAGATAAAAGCCATTTAACTTTTCTAGTGCTGCAAAGAATAATTTCATCATCAGAATTATTCAAACGTGAGAATCGGCAATTTCTGCATTCTAATGTTTTACAATCAGCAATGCTGTCAGTAAGTCCAAATTCGTTATTGTGCTTATTTATTTCTTCTTTAAATCTTTCTGCATTTAACATTACTCTGTCACCTCACATGCACCTAGTAATTCATTTATTTCAAATAATTCGCCTTCTCTTAAGAATTCGAACAACTCCTCGCAAAGAGGGCCACAGTTTAGTGGTTCATCAAATCCGCCCTCAGGAGAGTGCCAAGTACCATCCTTATCGATTGGTTTTAATATGAAGAACGTGATTGTGAAATCATCATCACGTGATACCCATTCATACCCTTCAGATAGCATATATTCAAGTAAGCCGTGCTCCAGAGCATTCATTTTTATCTTGTGCTTCTGATATAACCATCTAACGATATTGATTTTTGAACACACGAATTTAGCTCTTTTATCTATCAATCCCTTTGTATCAGGACAAAATACACATTTATTGCATGAGCCTTCTTCCTTACAGCAGAATAATTCACCGTTTGATTTATCTACCGCAAAATTGAAACCTCTGGATTTAATTTCATCTTCATAAAATTCAAAATTTGTCATGTTATAAATCCCCTCCTAGTTCTTCCATTGATTTTCTTAATTCAGCAACCTCTTCATCAGAGACTTGCTCTTCATCATTTCCGTATAGCCCTTCCGCCAATCGTCTTAATTCTTCTTTATCCTCTTCAGTTACTCTTTTTTTAAGTTTCTTTTTCTTCTGGTACCATTTCTTTTCTTTTGCTACTGCTAAAGCAAAGTTCTTTAGATTGGTTATTTTCTCAAGTCCATAGAGTTTGCATGTTTCTATTACTTCATCGGCAACTTCTTCAAAGTCATTTTCAATAAGAAAAGATTTTAAATCAGACAAGTCAGAGTCACTGACAGACAGTCTTCTTTTATTCTTTATTTCTTTTATTCTTTTATTCTTATTACGTCCTACTTCTTGTCCTACTTCTTGTCCTACCTCTTGTCCTACTTCTTGTCCTACTTCTTGTCCTATTTTTAGGACACTAGGTGAGACACGGTTCTGATATTTATCCCAGTTCTCAACTGTTATAAGAGTGCCTTTTCTAGATATATCTAATTTGATTTTTCCACACTCTTCTAAGAGGTGAAGATATTTAGTAATGGTGTTTTTTGCCATCCCACATCTTTCTGATACCTGTCTAAGAGACAAGATGCATTGTCCTCTTTTGATAAGCTGGCCATGATGATAGTAATCAACAGGATTGGCATGAAGAAGGATGTCAATCCAAAGGTGTAGCATTTTTGAATCATGATAGACTTCGTCGTAGTCCATCATATATAACTTGATCCATCTTCTTTTTTCATCCATCCCTCATGTCTTCCTTTCTTTAATTAGAACTGTTCGTAATCAAAATTATCATCAAAGTCACCGAAATCAGCATCGCCAAAATCAGTATTGACCATCGCCTCTTCTAGAACCTTGTCAGCTACTTCCTGTGGCTGTGGTACTTTTGGCGCTGAACTTTCATGTTCGATTGCTTTAGGCGCTTCTTCCTGTGCCTGTGTTTCTTCATCGTTTACAAATGCAACAGGAGCATCAACATACTCTTTTGTACCATCACTGTTGATTACTGCCATATCTGCATCAATAGCATTCTGCAAATCAATTGACATGATACCCCACTTACTGATCAGCTGACGGAGCATAGTCTTGTATGCCATTCCGTCAAAGTCTTTAGACCAGAATGTCCAGTTAGTACCCTTTCTCTTGTCTGCTGCATATCCTTGAGAATACTTAAGCGCATGTGCCTCCATCTTTTCTTTTGACCAGTACATCGTCTTTCTAAAGCCGTTTGTATATTCAAACATTGCATAATAGCCGACTGTCTTAGCATTCTCTCTTACAAGTTCATCATCAATTAATCTGACTTCAATCTCTTCATTTAGAGGGTCATAACGGATTAATTCACCTTCCTTAATCGAAATAACATTTAATTTTCTATACTGTCCACTTCTGATAGCTAGCTGAATGTAGCCTTTATAACCTAATTGGAACTGTGCCACTGTTCCTCTCTTAGTCTTATAAGGTACAAAGTAGTACTGTCCTAACTGAGGAGAAGGAGATAAGTTGAGCGCTTCGCCAAGGAATGCAGCAGTAATGATACTATTAGGCTCACATTCTTGTAGTTTTGGATCATTGACAACTGTAGAAGTAATAGAAGCAATGAAGCGTGTTCCATTCTTACCACCAACAACATCATTGATTTTTCTCTGTACTGCTGGGCTTGCGATAAAAGTACTGAATTTTGCTTTGTTTGTGTCTTTTCTTAAACTGTTTTTAACTGTCATTGTTATTTACCTTCTTTCTTCTTTCTAGGGAATCTTAAATCATAATCGAAACAACCATCATATTTGGCTTTGAGGTAGTCTAGAGATGTTTTTAATTCATTTAGTGCTGCATTTGTTCCTACGATTTTACCAACCAACATCTTTAGAGGTTCAGTTTCTTCTGGAGAAGCATTTACAGGCTCTTGCTGCTTAACTTCTTCCTTCTGTCTCTGAAGTTCTCTGTTTCTTAAGATTCCGTTGATTCTGCAATCAATGTCCTTTGTAAGACTTTCAAGAGACTCCTGTACTAGCATCTTTTTGTATAGAGTTAAATCAAACATCTGCTGATCAATATCCGATTCCTTGCATTTTGCTTCTAAATAGATGCATAAGCCTTCAATTTTCTGCAGATAGATTTCATATTCCTTTTTAATTTTTTCACATTCCTGTCTGATTTCTTCAACAAGTGCCTTTGTTGGCTTATGGTTATTAATGAATTTCTTCAATGTGCTCCAACGAGGATCCGTATTGAAGAAATTAGTAGCAAAGTATTCATTGAAATCATTTCTTCCTACGTAATCATGAAGAGACTTCTTGCATAGAGCTTCGACAACTTTCTTATTTTCTTCAACTTCCTTGTCTGTGAATTGCTTAATGTCATCAGAAAGCACCTTGATAGAAGATTCAAACATCTTTAACACTTCTTTCATTTCATTTTCAAAGAGAGTGTAGCCTTCCATTGCTTTCTTCTTAACTTTCTTTTTCTTCTCATTGACATCGTTCATTTCTTTCTTTAATTTTGAAACAGTATCAGATAACTCTTTATAGTTGTCTGCAGTTACAACGATGCCGTCATAACGCTTTAGGTATGACTTGACTGCTAGCTTGAACTGTTCAGCATTGCCCTCAACCTTTGAAGGAATCACATCAACTATGCTTAGGTCAGGCATTTCAGCTACTTCATTGACATCTGCATCAATAGGCTGTGCATCTTCTTCATCGATGATTGCATCCTTGAACTTCACCTGTTCGTATCTGATGTCAATCTGCTTGTCAGCGAATACTTCACCATTGTCATTAACTGCAGTGAGTGCTGTGATTGCTCCAAAAGGCCATGCCAGTTCAGTTACTGGCTTTCCGCCTGCAATCTTCTTGTTGTCATCTGCAAGCATGACCTTGAGAATCTCAAAATCAATCTTGTCCGTTTCGATTCCGATGTGACCGCCATATAAGCGGTCTTTAATTTCTTGTTTAAATCTCATTCTTTTTTCTTCCTCCTATAGAAAATTTGGTTCAATATCTTCCACGATGTGCTTTTTCCAGAAGGCTTCTTCATCAGCCTCTAGCTGCATTAAATCCAAAAGCACCTCGCTTCTTTCAATTCTTCTAATAATTGTCTTGGTTTCATCACACCACGGCATCATGGCAATAGCGAATAAGACAACGAATTCAGCACCTGTCACGTTCATATAGTGCAAGCACTGGCAGTAATATGTCTGAGGCATTGAATCATCGCCCCACTCTTCTTGGAAGTACTGCCACTTGTTAATGGTTGTTGACTTTATTTCAAGTATTCCGCTTGATCCATCTTCCTTACGAATAAGAGCGCCGTCCAAGTTGGCTCGCATCCAATCCTTGTCCTTGCGAGATAACGAATAATCCTTTGTGTCAATGACTTCATAGTCATCGCCATACAACGCTTCGAACAGGTTGAACATCACAGGCTCTAAGCGATTACCCATTTCAATGGCATGATTGGTTACCTGAGGTCTTTTCTGTCTGCCTGTCTTGTCTTCCCAAAGTTCATGGAGAGTGGTGTAGCGGTTGACACCTTCGATTATTCCGGCATCTGAACCGCCAATCCCTTTTCTTCTCTGAGAGAGCCACCCTTCTTTATCTTTTGGAATCGGATCATAGAGACAATCGAACAATCCTTTGAAAGAAGTCATCATATTTCCTCTAAAGCTGCGATTACATCTTTAATGAGAGCCATGCCACTGTCTCCAGTAACATCAATGAACACTTCTGCATTACCTTCATAAAGTCTTACAGTGACCTCTTCATTGCCGTTCTTATCCTTGTGGTAAAGCATTTCAGCGATTTCATCGCTCCACTTTCTAGTTCTAGTGAGAGTCTCGAACAGGCTCTCTAGAATATCTTTCTTATTCTCCATCTACGTAATCCCCTCCGAACAATCTGTCCAGCGCTTCTAAGATATCAGAGACTGCATTTGCATCCCCCAGCGGTCCAAATGCCTCAATTGCATCATCTGGGCATTTATATACCTTGTTTAAAATTCTAATGAATTCCTTTTCTTCTCCTTCATCGTCAAACCCATTAGTGAAGCCCCCTTCTTTTGCAGCTTTAACGATGTAAGCAAAGAGTAATAAGTACTGCCATGTGTTTCCTGTTCCTGTTACTTTACAGTTCCCATCTTTAATCTCAAGATGTAGGAATGGTGTTTCTACGTGTTTGATCATGCTGTTTATTCTCCTTTTAACCCGATATATTCTAGAAATATGATGTTTAATCCTAATGAGAAAGCACTTAAGACATGTACGGCTGTACTATCCCAATTTGTGCCTGATGTGATCATTGAGATGACCATTCCTAAAACAAACAAATTAATTGTAATTAATAAGATTCTTTTACTATTCATAATTTCCTCTTTCCGTGATATACTTATCACTGTCTGATTTTTTCAATCTTTTCCAAGATTGAGTGGGAACACACGATGGCTGTCGTGTGTTCTTTTTTTATGCTCATAAGCACTTAGCGCTAGGAGACTGTATACGTAACAGTAATTTAGTCAATTAGGAGAGATATCAAAAAATTATGTATTGCAGTTCATTCTACGAATTATTATTTGTCTCCTAGCCTTAGGTGCCTACGAGCAACTATGCTACTTATTCAATTGTCTTTCTTTTAGTGAGCTCCTCTACCACTGCTGCAATCAACTTATCTGAAGGAGCTCTATAATAATTGTTCATGTAATCCATGAAAGCCTTTCTAGGGATGTAAGTACTTCTTTTACCTGAGTCATGTTTTACTACTGACCCAGGCATTACGCCCTGTTCTATAGCGTTTAGGATGAAGTCTCTACTTTTGTGGGTAATCTGCATGACTTCCTCAACGCTGATACTCCATTCATCCATGATGATCACTCTCCTAATTCTGCTCAATGATTGGAAGAATACCGTTCTTTCTAAGAAGTTCATACAAGAACAGTCTTCCTTTCTGTGTCCATTCTGTTTGCATTCTCACATCAGAACGGCCGTCACTTCTTGTGATATTGATAGTTCTAGAATGTGTGTAGCCTTTGTTCTGATATTTGCTATATAGAAGCCACTGGCCACCTTGCTTATACTGAACACCCAACTCATGAAGTTTCTTATTCATCGTTGGGGCTCCAAGTCCGTAATCTTTAGCAATCTGAGAAATCAATACTAATGACTTGCTCTGAAGGATCTGATCATAATAATCAGCCTTTGGCTTTAATTCATTTAGCTGCTGATCCTTCATCTTGTTTTCAAGTTCTAGTTTCTCATTTGTCTGAAGAAGCGCTTGAACTTGCTTTCTTGAATATTCAAGAGCCCTGTTCATGACAGTTTCTGGACTATTCCACTTTCTTTCAAGTTCTAGGAAGTACTGTCTGATCTGTTTACCCTTCTCACTTCTTTGGATCATTGCAATTTCTTTTGCCATATCTAGAGTGATTTGATAATCTTGAAGTTCTTGATGAGCTTGGGTGTTAAAAACTTTACGCCCTAAATAATCAACGTTTTCTTGAAATCCATATTGGTTCATACGTTCAAACCAATTCCCAAATCTTTCAGTAACTTCTAAAAACTTATGAAGTTCTCTTGCTGACAGTGTGATTCTGTCACTGTCATAATTAACTCTTAATAATTCGTTCATTTCTTTTTTCTCCTTTCTTGAATGTGCATTGTGAATGAACATTTTGATTAAAAAAAATTATTCTAAGATAATGTCTTCAACTTTTACGTTACAGGCAAGTGCTATCTTAATAATTTCTTTAGCTAACCAATTTCTTTTACCTTGTTCCTTTTTGGCGTAGGTATCTGGATTCATTCCGACGAATTTAGCGAATTGGACTTGGTTCATATTCATTCCGACTCGCAATTGTTTAATTGTATATCCCATCGTTTCCTCCTTTCTTGTTCATCTACAATGCACATAA